CGTGTCGAGCGTGAAATCTTGCAACGCCCCGAACGGGACATCGTAGACACTCGAACCCGGCGCCTTCCCCCACATCACCCCCAGCGCAAGCACTACGTCACTCGCCTGGCTATTGATGAGATTCGGATCCATGCATCTCCTACAGCTCCTACTGGAATACCCAGGCCTCGACTAACGCAAAATCGTCATACTCCCACACAAATTGTACGGTGTAGGTTTCATCCGCCCAGACCACCTGGTCTTGCGGCCGAAACTTCGTGGCGCCGCCCAAAAAGCTGATCGGCCGTAGGAATTCGAACTGCCGGATCTTCCGGGTGCTGATGCCCGGGTCCGACTCGTCGCGGCTCTCATTCACGCCCCGGCAGATGATCACGTCCGCCACGCCTGAAAACACCGAGAGCGGCGTCCCTGGCCCAAATCCGCCCCCCGGATCCTGCACGTCGCTTGCTGCCACCCGGGACACACTCACCGACTGCGGTTCCCACAGCGTCATGCTCATATACCGAACCGCTGGCGCCTGTAGCTCTGGATTCCCTCGAGCCACGTCTCACGCCACAATCCGCACTCATACGCCCAGGCGCCAGCGTCCTTGCCCGCCGCGTACCGTTCTGAGACTTCGCCCTGGGTCCGCTGCGCGGCGCCCTGGCTGCGCTTGCTCGCCGCTGGAGACATGATCTTCCACGCCGCCCCGGCCAGGATGGATTGAAACACGTCCTCCGGGATCGTGGTCGAAAACCCCCACTTGCCGGTTACCACAACAGACTGAGGCGAACCGATTACAGGCGTCCAGAATTCAATAAATTCATACGGCCAGCCTCGAGCCGGGTTGTTAACCGGCGAAAGCCAGTACATTCCGACGCCCGAGGGGTCGCCTGGCGACCCCAGGATATACGTCGTGTTCATAACCACGAGGCTCGTCAGCGTGACCAGCCCCGTGTCCAGTTCGAGCAGTTTGCCGCCGCCGCGCATGGCGAGGAACTGCGGGTGCACCGGTCGGGCGCCCGGTGGATCGAAGTAGCGCACCTGGTCGGTGCCAGGCGAGAGGAACGGCAGCCACTTCGTTTTCCGCTCCCACTGCTGCGCAGCCCAACCGACCGCACCGCCCAGCGTTGCCGAGCTGGGCGCCGTGATACCGGCGTCGGCCAGCAGGCCAGACAGGTCAGTCGTGGTTGGGTAGGCAGTGTGTGTCATTTAGATCGCGAAGGCCACTGTCCCGGCCTGCGTGACGGGCTTGACCCCGGCGTTGAACATCTCGAGATGCGCTTCCACCTGGCCGGCCGCCGATCCCCCGACACCGGTGTGGACGATCCGGAGATACCGCAGGCGGTACTCCAGGTTGATGTCCGCCACCTGGACCACGACGCCGCCACCGGCCTCGACAGTCGTCACCTGCGCGAAATCGGCGGAAGCGATGTCTATCCAGTTGGTGGACCCGTCCGCCGACTCTTCGACTTCGCAGTCACTCGTTGTCAGAGAGCCGGTCGGAGCCGTCTGGAACACCGCCATCGCCCGGGTGTAACCCAGGCAATCCACGGCAACCCCTGTGTTAGAGGCCGCCGTGATTGCCGCCAGCACCTGCGGGATCACCGCTACATGCTGGCTTGGGCTGTGAATGCTTGACATAATCGGTTTCCCTCTTTCAGATGCGGGCCGGCGACGTCCCTGTCACCGGCCCGCGCTTATTTCAACTTCCGTCCCTGGCCTGCCCGGCTGCCGTTTAAGTCGTCACGCCAGCCGCATGGGCGACAGCATCCAGGGCGTTGACCTTGGCCGCCAGACTCGCAATAGCATTGCGCATCGCGGTGAAAAGAGCGGTGATAGCCGTCGCCTGCGCTGCGGTCGGGAACGCTGTTGCCCCATCCCAGCTCCCCAGGTCCGGAATCGTCTCCGCAGCGATGGCCCCCGTCGCTGACCCGCCAGAGCCGTCCGTCAACTGTCCGACCCGCGCCTGCTGCACAACTGCGGGCGTGTAGGGAGATCCGTTGACGTGCAGCGTCCCGGTCGCAAAGTCGAACACCACCCCGGGCGGCACGTATGCGCTGCCGTCCCCGTGGAGTTGCGTCCGACTTTGCGGAAAAGTCAAATCGTTTGGCATGTCCCTCTCTCCTCAGCGGCCATGGCTGGCGCCGTTCTTTCAGCGGCACCAGCCACAAGTCACTAACCACAAGCCACCGCGTTAGGCCAAGACCACCTGAGCCCTGAGTCTCCAGGGTTCCACCACCTGGCCGCCGGTCCTTAGCCGTCCGAGCAGCAACACCTGGTTGGTCTCCGCATACAGCTCGTTGAGCACCCGGATGGACAGAGCCGAGCGGTTGACCTGGTAGTAGCCGCGCATGTCCCCGAAAACGATCGGGGTGGCAGAGGCCGAAACGTTCGGCATGAACACGTTCCATGTCACCGGATATCCGGCAAGCAGACGCCCGCGCTGCGGAGACTCGAGACCCGCATCCTGCAGTCCCATCCCCCAGAGAGGCCGGCCGCCGCCATCCTTGAGCAGTCCGCACGCCTGGCCAGCCGAAATCTTGTTCATGAAATAACGGCAGTTGTCTTCGTACTGAGGAGGCGTTCCCCAGTAGAGCTTCAGGATGCCGTCGCTCGTCAGGAGATTGGCGTTCCCGGATGCGATCGTGTTGATCTGGTCGGCGCCAGACCCGATCTGCGCCATGATCCCGGTCGGCTGGCCCACGCCGGTCCCGTTCATGATCAGATCGTCAAATCCCAGGTCAACGCCCTCGCGGAACTGATCGGACGCCCACCCGGAGATGTCGAATCCGGCATCCTCGATCTGGTTTTCCGTGAGCGGCAGACTCATCATCGCGGTGTAGACCGGGATGCGCGCCTGGCCAAAACCGTTGCTGCCGTCGACCGGGAAATTCACCCGGGCCGTGGTCGACGTGGCGGGGACCTCTCCGGTCCACTTGAACCGGATCCCCGTGGTCCAGACGTCGTCTCCGGTCCACCGCACGGTCGGCATCACAACAGCGTCCCGCGCTGTCGTAAGCTTGCGAGTGAAATCGGCCGTCGCGGTCGGGGCGGCTTTCTTTTGGACGATGCTCGCCTGCCAGTCTTCGGGCGACCAGAACCCGCCGTATCCATCGGCCCCTTCCATGATGCTCTTCACCGCCGTCCGGCCCATGTCGGAGAGGCTGCCCTTGCACCGGATCAGGCGCATAAAGCAGCTCTTGTAACCGGTCGACGCAATCAGGCTCTTCTGGGCGTCGTTGAGGATGCCTTCGCCGGCCTCCTGCGTAATCCGTCCCCCGTCCACGTCTGTGAACCCGGCCGGGCCCTCAGCGAAGCCCATCAGTCCTGCGTGCGGCAGTCCGCCCGCTGGCGCCGTGAGCCACGAGTCGACGGCGCCGCTGCGCGCAGCCATGTCCACCCGGCCCTTAATGGCCGCCACCTCAGTGAGCAGGGTCTCGGCCCTCGCCATGTCCCCGTTGGGATCGGCGATCAGCGCCTTGACCTCGTTGTTCAACGCCTGCATCCGTGCAGCGTGAGCCTTGATTTCCTCGGGTGTCATCCTTGATCTCCAATCTCCAGGGCGTTGATCGCCGTCTGGTTTGCCAAAACCTGCCGGCGCATCCTCAGCGCCTTCGCCCCGTCCTCATCCCCTGACTCGTCGCTCGTGTCGGCCGTCGCCGCCAGCAAATCCTTCAGGCTGGCCATGTGCGTGCTCACGCCCTCATGGATCGTTCTCAGCCTGTCGTGATTACTCTGGCTGAGCACCCGTCCCGCCTTCAAGGCGTCGGGTGTACCGGGCTTCCCACCCAGCAGGCCGCGCACCCGGGCCGCCAGGCTCTTCGCTTCGTCTCCGTCCGGCTCCGGATGCGCCAGGATCATCGCTCCCAGCACCCGCAGCGCCACCTCGCTAAACGCTCCCAGCAGCGACTCGAGCATCGAAACCTTCTCGGCAGGCGTCTGCTCCTCTTCGACGCAGCATCCCAGCAGCAGATCCGACACCCGGCCTGACAGTGCATACCACACCTGTTCCAGAGCGTTGCATGCCGTCTGCGGCTCTAGCCAGGGGCCCAACAAGTTTTCGCTCTTTGCCTGAGCGGCCAGAGCCTTCACGGCATCCCACCGATTCGAGATCGACTTGATCGGCACGGCGGACGTGCGTGGGTCCACCGGGTCGGGCGTAAGCGAAGCGTCTATTCCCAGCGGCCACCGCCGGATCCACGTGGAGCCCTTGACGCTCTCCCTCTCGACCAGGTGCGCAGCCGTTCCGGAGCTCCAACTAAGCTTGCCGGACTTGACCATGCCGTAGATCGCACGCTCGTACTCGTCACGCAGTTCGAGCTGGGCGTCAATCCACACCCCCACCTCATCGATAGAGAGTGTGCCGCGCCCCAGCACCCGGCCCTTCATGGCGTCGTCCAGCGCGTGCTCGTAGTAGACCGCGCTCTTCAGTTCGATCCCCTCCGCCGGGAAGTCAAAATCTGTCTGCCCGGTGAAATACTCGCGGAACAGATCGGTCTCGGTCGGGCTTCCAAAGAGCACCAGGTGTCCGCCCACTTTGCCGTTCCCCAGGTCCTTCACCGCGCTGCCCTGGTAGACCAGTCGATTACTCATCTCCGTCTCCCGTCCTTATTCGCCGTCGAATAATTCCGCAGCAGCCCGATCTCCCGCTCCAGCCTGGTCATGCCCTTCGCCGCCAGATCCGGGAGCGGGAGATCGGGCGTCGCGGGCTTCGCCAGGTCTGTAAAATACACGTCGTCAGTGGTCTCGTCATACGTCAGTTTTGCGATGTGCTTGGCTTCCCACCGCTTCGCCACGCCCGCCTGAAACAGCTCTGCCGCCAGGGCGCCCAGGGCTGTCCGGTCATCCTGGAGCGCAGGGGTCTCGGAGTTGTCAAAACACGCCCGTTCCTGCTGCGGATTGCCGCCCATTTCCGGCAGCAGCTTGCGCTGGATGGGTCCGCACGCGATTTTCTGCGACCGCAGCACGTTGGACATGTATGTCGCCTGCAGGGCGTGGTCGTAGTTGCTATAAGTCGAATTGTCCAGACCGATCTCCATCCCCAACACGATCGGGCTGATCTGGAATGCGGCACAGATCCGAGCTTCCGGGATCCGGCTCACCTTATCCATGATCATCTTCTCAGGGCTGAGACCCACCGCCGTGATCTTCATCGGGATTTCGCTAACGAAGGGTTCGCCTCGCCGGTCCCCGGTGTATTTCGCCTGCCAGATTTTGGCAATGTCGCTCGGCGCCATCCCGTCCGGCAGCTCGGCTCCCTCGCCATCCGGCGAGATAGCGCAGCCAGGCACGCCCATATTGCGCATGAGCGCCGCGCTGAATGTCGCGCGCTCGTTGTCAGTGCACACCTCGCGCAGCACTGCCGATAGCCTGGAGAGTCCCTTGCGGTGATTTCGCGGGTCGATCCCGTCCCGGAAGTGCAGGATGTCTGAGCGCGGGATGTGGATGTCTTTGCCGCCGATCCGGTAGCAATACTGAGCGATGTAGACCGAGCCATCCGCCGGCCACTGCGGTTCGACCATCCAGTGAGGGAGCCATTGCAGCGCTGCCACCTGCCCCAGCCGGTTTCTGTCGAGATACCAGTAACAGTTGCCGTCCAGGCTCATGCTCAGCTTGGTAGCCGTCCAGAGCAGCGTCTCATCCCAGTCCATCCCGCCAGGCGTCAGCGGCGTCACTGGGTTCGGGTTGCGGATCAGATTCGTGAGCGGGTGGTTTTCGATCTCCTGCCAGCCGTCCGCAACGCGCTCTTCTACGTGGAACGGAGCCTCAACAAAAGCGTCGGACTCCCACTTGAGGCACGCCAGGATGATCGAGTTTTCCCAGAGGTTACCGGCCTCGCGCCGGTAGTCGTACTGCGAGCCAGGCAGCAGGGCATTGAGCCAGCCCCAGGGGCCGCCGTAGCCCGCCCCACCGCTGCCCGCGAACCCCAGGCTTTTCAGTCCGGCCGCTATGTGTCGGGTGAGTCTCACAGCTTCTGCGCCTTCAACCATCCCACCAGAGCGCCCCAGATGACGACGAGCAAGATGCCCGCCAGGCCGATCACGATCAACCCGGCGGCCACGGCAGACATGCCGAGGAAAATCTGTAGAGCGAGTGTCATAGCCAACAGCCTGGCGGCCACCGACAGATCCCGCATCGTATCGGGCGTACCGTCTACCCCACCCGCCACACCCGCTTTTTCGCTGTTGCGAAGAGGATGTTCAGCCCGTCCATATCATCCGGCGACCGGCCGATCCGCTTCTTCGTCTGGTCCTTGGGTTCCACCACTCGCCGGCCGTCACTGTCGAGCGAGTAGCGTGGCGCCATGGCCTGCTTCCGGAGCAGCGCCAGCGATTTCGGCGATAGCAGGCTCAGATCCAGATCGCCACGTGCTGCCCGCCCAGCTACGGTAAACCACATCTCAGATCGGCGGTTCGGGTAGCTCTCCGCATCAATCGCCTTCTCTGACGCCGAGACCCCGAGAAAGTTGAAGTCTCCGGACTGGTCCACCACGCCGCCGCCCACGCCGTCATCGTCGCATTTGATCGGCACCTTCTTGGGATCCTCGCCCGACAAGCAAAGCTCCATCGCTACCTGCTTCAGCCTGCCGGCCGTGCGCTGCGTGCTCCAGCCGTTGTGGGTCTCGTGATGTAGGGCCCGCATTCCCCGCCGGGCCAGGATCGAGGTGTAGTCATCCCCAAACCGCGCCACGTCGCAGCCGATCTCGAGGGGTTGCCCGAGTATGACCGGTTTGGGCGTGATGGCCGCCAGCCAGATCGGCTCCGTCCATACCGACACGGATCCCTGTGTCGGCCATCGCCCGAGCACGCGACTCTCGAACAAAGGCCCCGGCCGATGCCAGATCCCAGATCCTGGTGGGAACTCCAGATCCCCGGGTTCGGAATCACCGGCCGGTACCGGCGTGCACCATTCGGCAATCCGCTCCTCCAGCCACGCCAGTCGCACGGCCGCTGGGAAAGGCGCCGGCAGCCCAGCCAGCTCCGCAGCGATGTTGGGATGATCGACGGCTCGCACGGTGATGACGTGCCAGTTGCCGGACAGTTCTTCCTCGTACGCCCTGCTCGAGGTGTCGGTGGGATTGAGGATGACCAGCCAGTAACACTCGGCGCCGGTCATCATGCCGTTGGCTGCGTCCCAGAACGGGCCGTCAATTCCCGTCCCCTCATCAAAAACGATAAGGACGGAACACTCATGGCGCCCCTGGAACGCGCTGTCATCGCGGGCGGTGTAGCCCACGGCGAAGTGGTTCGGCGCCGTCTCCATCCGCGGCGCCTTGGGCTGGAGACCTGGCCGGCCGGCTCGCTGCGTCCGCACCTCTTTCCAGAGAATATCCTCGACCTGCGCGAGCGTCGGCGCCGTGGTGAGAGTGATCGAGGGGACGTGGGTGTCGAAAAACCAGTTGGTTAGCCCCGCGGCGACGTGGCTCTTGCCCACTGAGTGGCTGGCTTTGACGAGCACCTTGTGATGCTCCTGGAGCGCCTCGGCAATCTCCTGCTGTTTCTCCCACCACTCAACGTGCAGCACCTCCCGGGCGTAGCCGCACGGGTCAGACCGATAATGGTCGAAATGGTTTTCAGCCGCCCGGAGAGCCAGACCCCGGCGTCTGATCTCCGCCAGCTTCGGGACCAACAATCGCAAGGAGCGCCGCTGCTGCGCTGAGAAGCTCATCGTCGCTCATCCGATCCAGCTCGTGCTGGATCCGTTCAGTGGGCTTGCCGAGGATCCGGTCGATGAGATACTGGCCCGCTCGCATGTCCGGCGGCTGCGTGTAGATTCCCTCATCGCCTTCCACGGTCACGCCCAGAGCCAGGCCGATCTGAGCGCCCACGATCTCGGGAAGCCGGTCTGCGATCTGCTTCTCGGCCCGAGCAATCGGACGGGCGAACTTTTCTGCCTTCGCAGGGCGCCCTGCCCCCGGTCTGCTTCCCCCACGCGGCATACAAACCCCTCGAGAAATCAAACAATCAATGGGAACAGCGTAGGGGCAGGGGAGAAGATCCGCATCCATTCGGGCGTACCGCAGACGTGAAACGGCCCGGCGAATAGTAGCTTTGATACTATTCGCCGGGCCGGAATGGGTCAATCGAGCTTGTTGTATTCCGCCATGGTCTGGTGCGAGAGATAGAGACGGATGGCCTCTCGCACCTGCTGGCTCATCATGCCTGGCCCGAGCGCTCGGAGTTGCTCAGCGTACTCCGGAGGCACCAGCACGCGGATCCCCACCATGTTGCGATCGCCCAGGGGCTTCCGTCCCGCCCGCTCTCGCAGGCCGCCTGGTCCGCTCACTGTGCTGCCGCCGAGCGCATCTGACTGTCGGTGCATCCAAGCGAGAGCAAGACGTCTCTGAGCGGGGTCTCGGCATGCACGGATCTCGCGGACTTCCATGCATCCTTTGACGGCGTCACCCCACACTCCTCCATCCATACCAGCACCTGGCCGCTGCTCTGGGGCGGCAGGTCAAGCGGGTTCGGGGTCGAAATACAGTTATCCACGACGTGTCGGCGGTCGCCCTCGGCATAAGCCGCAAGCTCCTCCGGGGTCCGCACATGAGCCACGAAAGTACACCCGCGGGCCTAATCCGCGCCACTCGCTATACGGCCCGCCCGTGTTGCGCATGAGCGCCGCGCTGAATGTCGCGCGCTCGTTTTCCACACACAGATCGCGCAGCGCTGTCTGTATTCGCGAGACCCCCCACCGCCCTTCCGGGTACGCGACGAAGCCCTCTGGCTTTTCCAATTTACGCGTCCTCTTCCACTCCAATCGCCTGCCGCGGACTTGCCGCTTTGCTGTCCATTACCCGCTGCGCGGCCGGGTCTCCCGCCTCGGCATAGTATGCGACCTGGCTGTCCGGCACCTCATCAACCCGGGGTTTGACTGGCGACAGCCCCACGTCAGGATAGTCCGTTAGCACGTCAGCGAGCCAGCACATACAGCGCGGATGCGAGCTGGGCACGTCCATTGGCAGATAGACCCCCGGCCCCAGCCCGGTATCATCATCCGCCAGGATATCGCAGATATCAGCCTGCGTGTGGCTCGCGCTCAGCGACCACCGAATCCCGGACAAAAACTCGTGCATCTGGCCCGTCTCCGGGTCCAGCGCCGCCTGGATGGTGGCCTCTTTGTAAGCGGTGTTGACCTCGCTTTGCGCCAGCAGATGCGCACGCCCGAACGCATTGTCTGCGTTGGGATCAACCAGGTAGTGACGCAAGCTCTCCGCCAGCGTCTTCGCGTCCCGTCCGGTCACGAGTGCAGACATGATCCGATCTGCTATCTCCCGCTCATTGTCCGACGTCAGGTTCCACATCCGCTCAGACAGCTTCAGGCCGTCCTTGTAGACCCTCTTCATGGTGTTTTCAATCGCCCCGAGCGGGATCTCCCCGAATCCCACCGTGAGCGTTTTCCCGTCCGAGAGCGGCCAGGATTTATCGAGCGTCGGCGCCAGGCCCGGGTTCGCCGGTTTGCCCAGAAGCTTGAGGACGCTCGCTTCACGGTCGGCGCCGGCCTGCGCTGTCCCGTGCATCCCTGCGTGCAGGATGGAGCCAAAATCGCTGTTGAGATTGGCCGTCAGACGCTGGACCTCGGCTATCCGCTCCCGCAGATAGGTTCGCCGAAGTTCCCGCTCCTCGGCAGACAGGCCTTTCTCGTTTGGCAAATTCTTGAGCAGGTGTTTGAGCTGGCGATAGGTCCGCGTGAAGATGTAATCCACCCGCTGGACCGTCTCCTGCGTCAATTCCAGTTGCCGCGCCCGGGCGTCTAACAGCAGTTTGCGGTAATCGCCGGCAGCGTTCATTTAAGAGCTATCCTCTCCCACACGCGTATTTTCCGCCGATGACCGATCGCTCCAGTCCAGCGAAACCCCGGCGCTGACCCCAGGCTGGCCAATGTAGATGACACAGCCGGACACTGCGACCATCTGGCGTCCCATGAGATCGGACGCTGCTCCGTCTCACTGCAATACGACTCGTATGCAGCCAGCAGCGCCGCCGTGGCTATCCAAAGCCCTCTCCCCACGGCGCATCGGTCGCGAGCGAACAGTAGGAAGCTGTTCGGCCTGCTCACTGGCAGTGCGAGCAGCATAGAGTAATTTTCCCACAGCCGCAGGCCCCGCCCTTCGACTTCAACATGGATCCTGGCCCGTTTCCGCCGGCGGTCTACGTCAATCACCACGACGGGACACGCCCAGATCTGCGACACAACCACATCTCCCGCGTGCGGGGAAAATGGGAGTTCAGGGACTGCAGGCAACATTGACCCCCTCCGAGACCGCGGGCATTGGCGGGGCTGGCATGCACACACGTCTATTGTATCAGACGTTCAAGGCAGGGATACGGCTCGCCCGGTGATCACATCTTGATCACATGACGGGCCGGCCTGCAGCGGACTGCAGCGGACAAAAGCCCCCGATCTGAGCACAGACCGGGGGCTTTCTCTTGCTCCCTGAGCACGTGGCCACCAGATTTAGGATCTGGTGCCCTCAAAGCGTGCGGGTTCGAGTCCCGCCTCGCCCATGTCGATAATCGTGTTCCAGGGTCTCCGGCTGATCCCATTCTGATCACATCGCGTCTCGCGACCGGCCCAAAGCCCGGTCAATCTGCTCTGCCGCCCCGTCTCGCATGGGCGGAAGGACGTGCGCATAGAGGTGCATCATTTCCTTCGTCCGGTGTCTCATCCTTGCCATGGCGATCCGGTCCGGCACTCCGGCCGACAGCAACAGCGTGCCCTGTGTGTGCCGCAACCCGTGGAAGTGGATGTCCATCCCGATCCGCTTGACGTGGCGCCGAAACCGGTCTGTCAGCAGATCCGGCCGGGTCAATCCCCCATCCGGCTCACACACGATGTAACCGTCTCCGGGCGCCGCTGCAGCCCGGGCCAGACGCAGATCGTCAAGCACCGACCCGGGGATCGCCACACTTGCGGACTGGTGTGTTTTGGGGTCTTTCATCGTCACCTGGCCATGCAGCAGCTCCGCAGCCCTCCGCACAACCAGATACCCCCCATCGATGTCCAGGTCTGACCATCTCAGCGCCGTCACCTCGCCGCGCCGCAGTCCGCACGTCATCGAGAGCAGCACAGGAAGATAGAGCCACGTGCCCGCACACGACGCCAGCAGCTCCACTGCCTGGTCGGCAGTTAACACCCGCGGCTCTCGCTGGCCGGGCCGTGGTGATGGAACGCCGTCACACGGGTTGTACGGGATGATGCGGAGTAAAACGGCCCGCCGCATCGCCATGGCGAGCACTCGATAGACGTAGCGCACCCGGAGTTCCGAGACTTTACGCTCTCGGGCGACAGCGAGCATCCTCTCCACGTGCAGCCCGGTCACGCTCCCCATCCGCAGGGCCCCGATCTGCGGTCGCAAGTAGATCCTGCACACATCCTCGTAGGACGCCAGTGTCCGGGCCGATACCCGCGCTCGCACCATCTCCAGCCATTGAGCGAGGTATTCCGAGAGGGGAAGCCGGGCCCGCTCCGGAGCCAGCCCCGAATCGACTTCCGCCCTGGCAGAGCGCTCCGCTTCCTGAGCGTCCTTTTTCGTCCGAAAGCCGCGCCTTACGATCTGCCGGCGCCGGCCGTCCATCCCTCGCGGGGCCTCGTAGCGGATCCAGTAGCGCCCCTGGCTGCCGTAGACTGGCATCTATCCCTGATTGCTCTCTGAGACACGATACCCGGCAGCATCGGCGGCGTGCTGGCTCATGTATTCGCCCTGGCTCGTTTTCCCATACCACCGTGACCCGGGAAGATGGTAGATCCCCGTCTTGGTATTGACCCACACCTGCCCCCCAGTCGCTGGTGGTGCACGGGCCGCGGCCGGGTCCCCGGATATTCGATGTCGAATACGCGGAGCGCCCGCCCCGACATAGCGCTTGTATGCCGCGATCCAGTCGGTGGCTATGGCGTGCTGCGCGGTGGCCAGGGGAAGCTGCCCGTCGCAGACCAGGGCGTGCAGCCGGTCCTCGAGGCGGTCTTTGACGTGCGCGTTCCATGGCTGCGTCAGATAGCTCTCCGGCCAGAGGTTGCGGATCGAGTTCGATCCGCCCAACTCCAGGCTGATGAGGTGGTCGACCTCGTATTCTCGCGGCCGGTGCGTCCGGATGCCGTACTCGGCATAGACCGCGTCTTTTTCCGACTGGGGCACGTTCCGGACCCGCCTTGAGTATCCGGGAACTCGGATCTGCGCCACGGTGACCGCGAAGACCGCTCCGGGCGTCAGGCGATGGTCGGGGCGGATAGGCGGGTCTGCGAGCGCTGGCAACGCCACAGCGGCCAGCAGCACGGCAAGCAGGAAAGGACGCAGATGTCTCATTTGTAAGGGCTCCCGGGAGCGGTCCGAAGCACAATGTAAGCCGCCGTCGTCCCTGCGATATCCGTTATCCCGCTGTTCGGCGGAACACAGTCGCAGATATGCTCAGCCAAGTCCGTTTGATCCTCATGGACCCCGCGCTCTGCCATCTGCTCCTGAGCGTTCGCGAGCATCCGGCGAACGCGGGCGCGGTGCGGACTGTCAAACGTCTTTTGGAGCCTTGTAATGGCCCCCTCGAGCGCCGGATCTGCAGACGGCGAATCGGGTTCATCCTCGGAAACCACAGGCGCCGGAGGGGGTTGCGGCGCGACCGGCTCCGGCTTCGCCTCGGGAGCGGGCTTTGAAGCAGGTTTCGGAGTCTGTTTGGCTGGCTTAACCGTCGCAGCGACCCGAGCAGGGGCTGCCACCGGCGCCGGTACCGGTCCAGATGTCATCCCCGCGATCACCCCCACCGTCAAAAAGACCCCGACCCCAATCAGTATCCACTCCGTCGCCCCCAGCCCTCTCCGTGTTGGCCGCAGAATGGGCGGCACTCGCAACACCGGCGGTTTCCCTTGCTCACTCATCCTCACATCTCCTTCCAGGCGCCAATCACCCGCCCGATCACTCGCGCCTGGCCCGCATCCAGATCGGGGTATTCAGGATTGTCGCTGCAGAATACGATCTCCCCGTCCGGCCGCTTGACCCGCTTGACACAGGCCTCGTCACCCACCAGGACGACGGCCACCTGTCCGATCTCAGCGGACACCTGTTCCCGCACAATCACCAGCTCGCCATCCCGCAGCGCCGGGGCCATCGAATCCCCGCGCACTCGCAGTGCAAACCTGGCGTCTTTGGCCAGCGCCGCCGGCACAGAGATCCACTCGTCTGCAGTTTCGACAGCCAGTGCGAGCGATCCTGCCGAGACCGTCCCGACGACCGGCAGCCGGCGCATCGTCAAATACTGCTCGACAGCCTCGTTGATCTGGTCTGACAGGTCCAGGGCCGGCCGATGCTCCCGCCTGGCGTCCAGTTTCCTCTGCTCGGCTTGATATTTGAGATCGTCCCTCAGATACACACGCGTCGCCTCATACGCCGCCGACGCCCGCTTTCCCCCTTGGGGTTTCCCTGCCATTTTTTATTCGCCTAACTCAGAAAAGCCGCCGGGTTCTCAAGGCCCCTTGATTCCGGGTACCCGTGACGCTAAGATCGGATCGTTGGTCAACGACCACTACTACAGATTAGACGACAGCAAGAGAGGAAATCCCTCGCATGGCAGAAGAAAGTCTTGACAGCCCCTTTCTCGAGATCCGCAGGGGACTCAATATGCCGCTCACCCAGATGGCCCGCATGGTCGGCGTGACCGCGGAAAGCTGGCGCAAGCACGAATGCGGCGATATCGTGGATGGTCTGCGGATGGCAAAAAGGGTCGCTCGCAAATTCTCCGGCGTCAACCCTGTGGACCTGGGAGACACATACGCCGCATGGCGCCGCAGGACGCAGCCGACGCCCGCCCCGGCCGAAGCCGTCTCTTACACGCCCGTCGCCGCCTGACCCCGGAGATCCGACAATGCCCCCCACCCGCGCCCGCTCTCGCCCGCTCTCGCCCGATCAGCACAGCGCTTTCCGTTACGACTCTCCGCGTCCCTCTGCGTCCTCTGCGGTGAATCCGGCCGTCCAGCCTGTGCCGACCATTGCCCCCCTGTCGCCCCTGGCTCTCAGTGTCTCAGATGCGGCCAGCGCTCTCGGCATCGGTCGGTCCACGGTCGACGAGATCATCAACGCCCAGTTAAGTCGCTCTGCCCAGGGCAACCCGCCTCCCCCAGAGGACCGCTTCCCCGTCCTCTTCGTGGGCAACCGCCGCCTGGTCAGCGTTGACGGTCTCCGAGACTGGATCCGCCGGCGCATCGAAACCGGCTCGAGGGATGTCGGCCCATGAAGCAACCAGCCTGGAGTAACCGAGAAATCTCCATCCTGCGTGACCATTACGGACTCGAATCTCCAAAACAGATCGCCAAGCGGATATGCTCGGCCACCGGTCGCAAGCGCACTCGTGTTGCCATCCTCGTCGCGTCTCAGAGATTCAGCATTCGCCCTGACGCCGCGCGGCTGAGCGACGGTCTCCTCACCCGGCGGGAAGCGGCAGATCAGACCGGCATCTCATACAACGTCATCGTCGATGCCTGCAAGGCCAAGCTGGTAGCCGAGGTCGGCACGGGCAAGCGCCGGTTTTTGCAGCCATCCGCCGTCGCCGAGCTGCAGCGGCTTTATCCGCTGGGCCCCCGGTCCACCTGCAGCGTCACTCAGTTCCGCCATCGGCTGGGCTACTCAGAGACGCATGCCCTACGGCTGGTCAACACCGGCGTCATCCCGGCTGTCAAATCGGGCGGCCGCTGGCGGGTTGACAAGGCCGCCGTCGACCACCTGGCTGCCGAGATGCACTGGCACGGTCTCACCCGCCTGAAGCTCCCGGACACCCCCGCCGTCATCGAGAACCGGCGCCAGTGCGCAGAATATTGCCGCACCCGCCGAAAACCACAAAAGGCCGCGTGATGACCGACCGCCCCCACACCTTCGCAGCCCTCTCCGGACCGGTTATTCCGCTTGTCCCGGCGTTTGTCGAGTTGACCGGCGACGTGCTGGCCGCTCTGCTACTGAGACATCTAATCTACCGATCTCACATCGCTCGAATAGCCGATCCTGGAGCGGAGTGGATCCCAGCCGAACGGGACCGGGTAATGGTCATGCTCAAGATCGCCCGCAGCGCATACGACACTGCCCGGCGGCGCCTTAAAGCTCTCGGAGTGGTCCACGAGGACATCAAGGGCTTCCCCGCAATTCTGCACATACGCATCGACCATGACGCCCTCGAGGCGCGGCTTTCCAGCCTGGCGCCCCCAGCTTCTGCATGGCAGCCGACCATGGAAATGACACCCGATCCTCAGTTTGCACGCAGCATTCAAATTGAGACCGGCGGATCCCAGTTTGCACGCTCCGAACAATGTGGGCAGCGTGCAAACCCTTCGAATCACGACCAAGGAATCCGCGAGCGTGAAGCCGTCAGTTTGCACGCTCCGAGCAATGTGGGCAGCGTGCAAACCATAGAATCTTTTTCAGATCGCGATCGTACAGAGACGCGCGCGCGCGCTTTTGTCGCAAGCGACGGAAAAGCCACACAAGCGCCCGACCTGGCGGGCGAACTTGCCGCGCTTGGCTGCACTTCTAACCAGATCGCGGATCTGCTCGCCGCCAACACTCCCGCGGCTATTCGTCGCTACCTCGCCGACATGCCGGAGTTCGAGCGAGCGTGGCCCTCTTCCAAGCGCGGTCAGGCCGGCGAGGCATGGAACCCCGGCCGCACAATCTACGCTGCCATCAAGGGCAAGTGGGATCACCCCGGTGTCGCATCGTCACCCGGCGCCGCAGAACGAAACCGGGAGCGAGAGACGGCCGCCGCCAACCGCGTCGTCACCAGGCCGCCAGGCCACACCCCCGCCCGGCGGCTCTCCGCGGACCCAGCGACGCCGGATGTCGCTCGCCAGGCCGTCGCTGCGATGCGAGCCCGCCACAGAAACCCAGAGGAGATCCCGAAATGACCTTTGACGAAACCCTGCGCGAAATATTTCAACTCGAGACTCGGGTGGGCGAGGCCATGGCCCGGGAAGACGCTGTCCGGGCCGAACGGGAATCCCTCGAGCGGGCGCTCCGATCTGCCCGCCACCGGGCCGACTCACTCTACCGCAAGCAGCACGACCCGCCGCCCTACGAGGACGGTGCCGAATGACCCAGGTCGCCACGCAGATAAAGCTCCACGCTTGCCGTCGTCACCCGGCGGATCTTGTAGCTGATCCGCACGGACACCAGATCGCCACGCTTGACAAGCATGCGCACATTTCGCACGCCACACCCGATCCGCTCCGCTGCATCCTCGTAAGTCATCAGTTCGTCCATGCGGATATTGTAGCATATTCCTGCAAATTGACAGAAATTCACCCCGTTATTCATGCAGATTCGTGCAAATTGTGGTATAATCTACTTAGCGAACATCCAGCGCACAAGGAGACATCGATGTTAGGTTGCAGACCAGAGCAGTGGGGCGAGTTCCTGCCAGATGGCCGATGGGTTTCGGCCATCGGCACCAACGGACGCTATCGCTACACCATCACCCGGATCACCCCGGCCCCCGCGGGCAGCCACGCTATGCCCGCGAACACCATCGAGCACCAGGCCGGCGGATTCCCGACCATGGAAGCCGCCCTGGCCGCCGCCCGCGAATATGCGCAGACCGAGCGAGACGGCGCCATCGCCAGCCAGGCATGGCGCCAGGTCCACGGGCACATCGAGGATTTCGCGCCGGCCCGGGCGTATGACGAGCAGTTCGGCGGCTGGATCAACACAAGCCCCGACGTTTGGGAGAGCGGAGTTTAGGAGCGAGGCGGGGGGCAGTCCCCGCCACCGTCCAAAGGGGGCCAGCCGGTGTGCCGACTGGCCCCTGGAGACGAACTTTGAACGCACTCGACGCCTACATCATCGCCCGGCACGTCGCCCCAACAGACCTGATCATCCTCGGCATGTTGCTGGGCGCCGCCGCCGCCTTCGCCGCCGCCGCCTGCCATCTCCGCGCCGACAGGTCTGCAGACGAGCGCTGGCAGGGAGCCTGGCGCCACATCCTGACAGGAGACGATATCGGATGAGAGACCTTAGCGTCCCGGCCTACTTCCACGAGTTTTGGATCTCGCCCCATCTCCATGGCGGGATCGAGAGATACCTCAACGATCATATCGCTCCGGGAGCCTTTCTCCTCGCCGTACTCGAAAACAACCTCAAAGTGGCTGTCCTCACCGCAGACGCAGACAGCCTCGAGAGCCTGGCCGGCATCGTTTTCTGGCTGCGCGAGGAATCCCCGGGCGCAGCATACGGCAGCTCGGCCAATGTCGCCGCATGGCTCGCACGAAGGGACGGAACATGAAACGAGAATTTTTGATCGAGCGCCAGGGCAAGGTTTTCGCCCTGTATGCCGGTCTGCTTGACGAGGCGCATCAGCATGGCCTCTCTGGGATCACTACCGCCCTGGTCCAGATCCCGACCCCCGAAAACGGGAACATGGCGATTTGCCAGGCCGTGGTAACCATGGACGTCTGGGACGACGAGCACACCCAGGCATGGCGCCAGCGAGAGTACTCCGGACTGGGCGATGCCAATCCGGCAAACGCAGGGAAAATCGCCGGAAACGCCCTGATCCGCATGGCTGAGACCCGAGCGAAGGCCCGGGCCCTGCGTGACGCGGTAAACGCTGGCGCCGCCTGCGTTGACGAGCTGCCGGACGACGACCACGAAACCCCGGACCCGCCCACCGATCGTCCCCGCCAGCCTCAGCAAGGCCCCCGCCCGAATCTGGCGCCAGCCGCTGCTGCGGGCCCCCCGACGCCGAACGCAAAAGCGGGCCCGGCCCCCACGCTGGACCTCGCCGGGCCGAAGGGGATCGCGATCAGCCTGGTGATACCCTGGCTCAAAGCCGCCGGTTTCAACCAGCCCGAGATCGTTGAGCACATCCGCAATCTGACGACTGCGAAAGAGGACGCCGACGCCATCGGGCTGCTGCAGTCTCTCTGCGCTGATGTGATAGCCGGCCTTGTCAAGCCGCAGAAATCGTCGAAGTAACCACTCACCCGGGCGGCTCATCACCGCCCGGGTAGAAAGGATCTCCCAGATGCTCGCCTTGCGAATTTTCTACCACAACGCCCGAGCCGCTTTTGCCCTGCACGCCTGCATTTCCGCGTGCGAGACCGCCCGTCGCGAGCGCCAACATCCCCTCGACGTGACCCGGTGGGACATCGCCGCCGGGCGCCACTCGGCGAGCTATATCTATCACCAGTCCCGGGCGCTGGCGCTCATCATCGAGCGAGACGCCCGCCTCTGCCGCCGCTGTGTACGCTCCGTCCGCATCCGCGAGTGGAGGCCCCAACTTGACGCCGAGTCCTGCGCAGAGCGTGCTCCGGGCGTAGCACCCAGCCCGGTACGGCGTCAAGGCCGGCCCCCGCAGGGCACGTCCCTGCGGGGCTGGCAGTCCCACGCTGAATGGACGCTCCTCGGCATGATCGGCCTCGGCGTCGCCAGTATCGGCGGATCTATCCTCGAGCAGGTCGGCCACGTCGGCATCTGCAGCTATCCATTCGCCGCCGGCGCCGGAGCGCTCCTGGCCTTGGGGATCTCCTGGCTGGTATCCAAATGCGTATCCAGGTAACCATATCCGACCAACTCCGCGCCATTGCCCGGCGCGACTGGCGACAAACCCTCGAGGGCGTCAAGCAGCCCGACGCCCTCGATTTCGACGGCCAATCGGCCTGTGACCGACTCGACGCCATCATGGAGTGGACCAGGTCTAACCCCGTCGCCCAGGCTCTCCAGCGCCTCACCGAACATCAGTGGTCAGTGTGCAACCAGTTCGCCACCATCCCGACCAGCATCAGCCGGGCCGGCCAGGTCCGGATCGGCATCCCCGAGGAAGTGGGCGCCTGGCTCGACCGGTTCGACCACTCCCCCCGCCCAATCGAAATTATCGAGTTCGAAATAGATTACGACTGCTCCCGCGCCCCCCGGGAGCAGGTCCACACCATGAAGATTGTTGAGGATGAAGATGAGTGACTACTACGTGGTGATTGACGAGGACGGAAACGAGCGGCTCGGCCTGTATAGCACGCCCGAGGCAGCGGCTGCGAGCTTAGGCCTCTGGAGAGAGCGCGAGCCCGGGCAGAAGTTCCGATTGATTCCCTTCCGCGGTGGCGGCCGCAACCACCTGGCCGCCATGGACAGCGTTCCCGATCCGCTCGCGGAGGTGGCGAAATGACAGACCTTGAGCGTCTCGGTTTCAGACTCAGCACAGCGGCGGCATCGTCCAGCACTACTAACCGGCCTGAATATCTCAACTACTTGATGGATATTGTCCACGAATACCAGCGCATCTATTGTCAGCAGGCCGACGAATCGGACATGCCGCCCGGAATGCTCAGAGGCCCCCGCCCGCATTTTGCTGAGGACGGCAGAGTCTCTTACCCAGAAGTTTCGTTGTATCCAACCTTGGAGACCCAACCATGATCACATCCGTCGACTCCCCACCCCTGCTCCCCAGCCCGGACGTCGAAGCCGAAAAACGCCAGGCCGTCCTCAAGATGCTCCGCGACCGTGCCTTCGCCGCTGATGCATCGGATCTACTCTCCGTGGCAAAAGCGCTCGACATCATCCTCCGAGAGCGCGCCCTGGCCGCTCCGGACACCGATCGCAACCCGGCGCCCGCCGATCTGCTTGCTCAGCTCATCAGAATCCCCGAGTCCCTGGCGGCGGATGCTCTCCAGGGCCTCTGCCAGTCCGGCAAAGCCGAACGCACCCGGGCCGGCTGGTATCGCTGGAAAGGGCCGCTCCCCGACGCCGTCAAAACCGTCGCCGACTGGGAAGCAACCGAAGCGAACCAGAAACATTCGGCCCCGAATACGCCCGCTCCTGAGTCCACACCGGTCGCTGTCCTCATCCCGATCAACCGGATCGAGCCGTCGCCCTACCAGGCCCGGGGGGTGTTCGACGACGAAAAACTCCAGGCCCTGGCGGAGAGCATCCGCCAGCACGGCATCATCGAGCCGCTGGTGGTGCGCATCGTCGGCCAGGATGAGCGCAACCCCCGTTATGCCCTGCTGTGCGGGGAGCGCAGGCTGCGAGCTGCCAAACTCGCCGGCGTCACGCAGGTGCTTGCCATCAGTCTCGGCCGCATCAGCGACCGAGAGGCTGCCGAGATCGGAGCGGTCGAAAACCTTGAGCGAGAGGACCTTAACCCAATCGAGACTGCCCGGGCCTACCAGGCGCTCAGCAAGCTCGGACTGAAACAGGAGCAGATCGCCACTCGCACCGGATCGAGCCAGGGCCGGGTGTCCAACACGCTGCGCCTGCTCAAGCTCCCCGACCAGGTCCAGGCCATGGTCTCGGATGGGAGCCTGTCTCAGGGCCACGCCGAATCCATCTCCCGGACGGAACTGGCTCCCTGGCCACGCATCCAGATCACCCTCGCCGATCTCGCCCTGTCCGGCCGGCTCACTGTCCGGGCGCTCGCCGGGGGCTGGGAGACCATGCCCTGGTATGAGCTCACGCACGGCCCCGGCGCCCCAGCCTGCGACATCGATCAGGATGCCGTGTTCGACCGCCAGATATGCGAGACGTGCCCTCACGGCGCTCTCCTCAAGATCGATCAGGCGCATACCTACCCCCGCCGCTACTGCCTGCGCCCCGAGCATTTCGAGGAGTTGTCAGCCCTGGCCCGGGTGGAAAATCTCCGCCTGGCCACCGAGGCGGAAGCCCGCCGCCGCGTCGCTCAGTCCTCCAACCCGGGCATCCCGGTCTCGCAACTCACCCCTGCTCAAACTGCACCAATTCCGCACCAATCCTGCACCAATCCTGCCCCGCCTGCCGACTCGTCCCTGTCGGATCTCGCTTCTCACTCCTCTCCCCTCACTCCTGCCGAACCGGCCCCACTCCGCCTGAAAGAGATGTCCGGTCTCGACTACGAGATCATCCGTTCCACGTCCCCGGCATGCTGCCAGGCCGGAGAGTGCCAGTGCCATCGCACGGCCCTGGACCACAAGGACGCCCTGGTCCACGTCTGCATCGACGCCGCCCATCGCCTCGCCGTGATCACCGCCGAGACCAAGCGCCGAAAGGTCGCCAACAAGACCAGCCTCGAGTCGGCTCTTGACGCCTGGCGCCAGATCCGCACAGGAGAGATCGACCCCGGCCTCGTCGCACGCCTGGCGTTTAACAGCGTGCTGCTGTCTCCTGTCGCCATCCGCCGCCAGGTCGCAAGTCGTCTGGACGCTTACCCCGAGGCGCGCGATCTCCTGGTCGGCTCGGCGATGGGATCCGCATCCAGAGCCGAGGAGCAGATCCACCGCTGGGCGATCGCAGCTACCATCCCCGCCGGTCTCCTGCTCGACGTGGCAGCCGAGATCAGCGCCCGAGGCGAACAGTCTCAGATCAACGATAACAACCGCGGCATCGGCACAAACGAGGTGCTCACCTGGATGCAGCGGTGCGCCGAATCGCCCGGGGAGCAGCCACAACCCGCCCCGCAGCCAGCGACCGTCCCAGTCAACTGGACAGCCGCCCTGGCCACCGAGTGGGAGCGCATCAAAGCCGCCAAAGACGAGGCAGCGGCCGACGCGATGGAAGGCGAGTTGCTTGACGCCTACCGGGCTATATCAGGCAAGTCTCCCCAGCCCTGGCGGGCAAGAAAAAACGAACCGACTCTAACGCCAGCGATAGACGCCATGCGGGAAGCATCCGGCCTGCGTGGAGATCCGGACCCGATCGTCTACTGCGAGGATTGCGCCGTCACCCCTGTCGCGGAAGGCAGCAAGTGGTGCAAGCTCTGCGGAATCGGGAGATCCTGATGGCCGCTAAACATGACTGGATCATCGTCGAGCAGGCAGACCTGTCCTTTCACTGCCTGCGCTGCGGCCGGTCAGCCGCACTGCGTCCGCCGGTTGATGCCGAGGTCTACGTCGCCACCGGCAAGCAGTTCGAGCGCATCCACCGCCGCTGCGAGGTGCGAGAGGAGACCCCCCCCTGATGCCAATCCGGCCTGAAATGCGCCATCTCTACCCGCCAGACTGGCCGCTCATCCGCAAACGCATCCTCGCCCGTGCCGGCAACCGGTGCGAGCGGTGTGGGAAGCCCGGCGGCGTCACCGTCGAAGCCGTCTTCGGCGGTCGCTGGCGTGACAGCGACCTGGATCCGACCGGATGGCGAGACTGCAACGGACGCCCATGCCCCGCTCCGGACCCGGACGGCACAGACCACTGCGTTCGCGTCGTCTTGACCATCGCCCACACCCCGGATCGAAACCCGGCCAACTGCGATCCGGCCAACCTGCTGGCACTGTGTAGCTATTGCCATTTCTCTCTTGATCGGAGCCAGAACATCATCACCGCCAGGCGCAACAGATTGCTGCGAGCAGGGCAGACCACACTGCCAGGCTTTTGAAAGGAGCAACACCCATGCCCCCCAAACCCCGGATCTACCTCGCCGCCAGGTACAGTCGGCGTGACGAGCTCTGCCTCTATCGAGCGGATCTCGAGTCGCTGGGATACTGCGTGGTTTCCAGGTGGCTCAATGGAAACCACCAGATTTCCGACGATGGACTGAGCGTTGAAGGCTCCGAGGCTGAGAGACTGCGATTCGCCTCTGAGGATTGGTCTGACCTGCTCGGGTCTGATATTTGCATTAGCTTCACGGAGACCCCGCGGAACACTCATAGTCGCGGTGGCCGGCATGTCGAGTTCGGAGCGGCCTTGGCGCTGGGAAAACGGTGTATTATCGTCGGACCCCGCGAAAACGTATTCCACTGCCTCCTCGAAGTTGAGCGTGCAGATTCGTGGCCAGCCGTCTTAACCGATCTGCAGCGCACAATCGAGAGAGAGGAAAGAGGATGATGGCCGAATTGCCGTCTCTATCTCAGGACAGACCTTGGATCGTCGCCGTTCTTGACGCTGGGCATCCTGTAGAAACCGCAAGATGTGCGGAGAAGCGGGCCGCGTGCGTGCTTGCAAGTGCGATCCATTGGTGCTGGGGTCTCAAAATGCAGCTCTGGGAAAAGCAAGGGGCAGAGCCATCCAGGCTGATAGAGACGTTCCCGTCCGCCCTGCAGGTAACCCCGGCGAGCGGCCCGCAGATCGTGGCCGCCGGGGCATCCATGCGGGCCGCTCAGCGCGCATTCTTCAGGAGTCGGGATCTGGCGGACATGGCCGAAGCGCAGCGGTTAGAGAGAGCCTTCGACGCGATGCTCGCTACATGGGATGAGATGCCCCGCACGGCGTGGCCTGGCCAGCCTACTCTGTTTTGAGAAGCCGTCACTCCTGCCGAGCCACCATCATCGACAGATGTGCTTCCCCGCCGTTGAAATAGCCGGTCAGGTCGGCCAGGCGCCGCATTAGGAACAGCCCACGCCCGTCCTCAGCGAGAGGGTCTGGAGCGGGGCGCACCAGCTCAAATCGCTCTGTCTGGTAAACCGATACCATCTTCACCCGGCTCGCGGTCGTGTCGAAGTAGTATCGCAGCCAAGCCCCCCGTGTGTATTTCTGGAAATTACTCGCCAGTTCCCCCCACACGAACAAACAGGTCACCGCTGCAGCCTCGTCTACTTCGGATCGCGTTAGCAGCTCCCGCAGAGGATCCTTCGCCCGGGCCGTGAAGTCTTCAACGGTTTCCCCGGGGATCCGGAGCACTTTCCCGGTCGCCACCTGCAGATCGCTCGCTCGCAGGATCTTAAGACCGTGCGACGTGAGACGCGTTGGGTGCAGCCGGATCGATGCTTCCACGTGGATCTCCTGTCAGGGAATGGATGGAACAACAAATGAGTAATCGCTCTGCTCGAGGATCCAGATGAGCGGCAAGCGCGGCACACAGCCCCCGCCCCCGTGGCTCTCGATCGTTCGGCCGTTGAACGTAAACCAAACGTGCCTGTCCCCGGGCCGCCCCACCATCGCCGCTCTCTCTGCAGTCAGGAAGTGGATCCGGAGCACGTTATCCTGCGCCGTCGCCCCCGGCTGGTAGCTCTCTCGCTCCAGGCCCGAGTCGATGCACCACTGGAGCTGCGCTGCCGACCCGTCCGGCATGATCACAGCCTGTCCGCTCGCCTTGGCGACCAGGTAGCGAGCCAGCCCAGAGCAGTCGATCTGGGCGATGTCCGCGCTGTCGCACGTAAGAGACGGCGCCTTCGCCCCCATCTCATACGTCACGCGTCCCACCATGTGAGCGTACGTCTCCCGGAGCACCGTCCGGTTAATTGGTCTCATCATAGCATCCCCAACCACCAAGTTCGGCCACATCACCCCGGCCACGGGACATCCAGCCCATAGCACCGCCCGCATAGCCTTAGCCAGGCGGCGGAGCAGCCGGGATCGACTCCAGTCCGGCCGGAGCCTGCGCTGGCTCCGGAGACGATTGAGTGCCGGTGCTCACGGGCGCGTGGACCAGGTTCTGAGGGTTCAAGATCTGGATCAAAGTCTGTGAGAACGGCGAGAGGAAGGCTGTGGTGTTCCCCGCGGGGATCAGGGGGGTCACGTGGCTCAGAACTTCGCCTGCGAGGGCGGACTTCTCAGGCCCGAGCCGTCCCTGCAACCAATTTCCAAACTGGCTCCCGAGCAGCGCCATACAAAGGGCGCCGATCATGTTGCTGTTCATTTTGCTGTTCATTTCCCAGCCTCCTGTTTCCGGCTGTGCCGGCGTTGTTTGGGTCTGTGCGCCCCCTGTTGAAATTTGTGTGACCAGCGGCGCCAGGCTGTGCTCCATCCCGGCCGCCCCTACCAGGATCGACATGCACCAGGCCGGCACGTGGATCCCCGTGCCCGGAATGGCGGAGAGGATGCCCGCGGCCGCGCTGGCTGCGATGTAGGCCATGGCTCTGATCTGACTGCTGGTCGGTCTCATTTGTGCTGATGTCCGAAAACCCACGTAGCCACACTGGCACCCGTCGCGCAGAGCAGTCCCCAGATCCGAGACGCCCACATCTGGCCGTCCCGGAGCCGTCCTTCCCGCCACGACTCCAGCGATCCCAGGCGGGTGTCTTGCTGAGCCTGATGCAGCTCGTTTTTGAGCTGATATTCCCTGAGCTGTCCAAACCCCTTTGACACCTCCGTGCGCAGCTCGCCGATCTGGTTTTCGATGCCAGACAGCGGCCCGGCCTGGGGCGCGGGCACTCTCGGTTTACGCACTCTCGGGGTTTGATGGCAGGTTTCGTCCACGCCGCAATTCTGCCCTGGCGCCATGGAGGGCGGCATGGCGTCGGGCGTACCGGACGCCGATCTGAGGCCTCTACACGAACGTCGTCACCTGGCTGCTCTGTTTGGCAGCCTGCTGGAGAAAGAGGCTCGCCATGTCGGGCTTGCGGTTATTGAGTGACACGTCGCAGACCACTCCGCTCCCCGAATACGCCCACCGGATCCGCACTGGCATGAGCGGCTGATCCGCTGGCCGCCCCCCGCCCGCTTCGCCGCCCAGGCCGTGCACCCGCACAAACCCGTCCAACCCCACCGGTCGCTCATCATCGGCAATCGTGAGCGTGCTCTGGATTGCCGGCAGCCCGTTTGCCTGGAAATACCCGGCCGCCACCGCCACCGCCGAGGGCCGGTCAATCACCAGGGGCTGGCTTACCACCTTGCGCCGCAGTCCGTACGTGGCGATACTGTCCGCCAGCGCGGCGGACAGCCCGAGCGAGGTGTCCGTCACGTCGACGTCCCACTCGTAATTGGCGCCCTCCCAGAAATTCCGCTGGCCAGATCCGCCCCCCACGCACTCCGTCGGCGGCCCACCCTGCACGGCCATCAGGCAGTCAAACGAGACCCCGCACGTCGAGTAGATCCGGATGAACGGCTGGATCTTGGCGTCCCCGCTCCCGATCGTGATGGTCGCCCACGCCGAATACCAACTCCCGTCCCCGGCCACCGAGTAGTGGTCGCTCTCCATCACCGCCCACAGCGACCCGTCCGACTGATACGCATACGCCCCAATCGTCACGTCGGCCGTGTCTCCCGTATCCGCCTGGATCCATGCGGAGAGCGAGTAGACGTGGAACGTCAGGCCAGCGAACGAAGCCTTGTCTCTCTGTTGGATCTCCTGCCACCCGCTCGAGACCGGATCGGCCTCCACGTGGATGCAGTATCCGCCCCGCAGCGGCGCCGGGCTGCTCTTCCGCGTCCAGTCCACCAAAGGCGCCACGCTGGTCGGGCCGCTTGGCTCGCTGTTCGGCCCGCTCTGCGTCACCAGCCACGAGGTCTGCGCCATCTGGCCGCGATACCAGAGCCCGGCATTGTCGACGAATACCCCGTCGTTGTCATTTGTCCCGCTGTGCGCTACGATCCGCAGCCTGGCCGCCACACACTCGGTAAAGCTGGATAGGTCCGCATCCCAGACCAGGCGCTGGTAAATCGTATCGGCGATGTAGGTCGGCAGGCTCGAGGGGTCAAACGGATTGCCCGAATACCCCACGCTCCCCAACACGCTCCCGCCCGAATCCAGAGCATCCACATAGACGCTGCACGTGGCCGCCGTCCCATCCGTCCCGCGCCGGATCCATACGCTCCCCTGCAGGGGTTTCGCCAGGTCAACCGAGACGAGCTGCTGCACCGTCTCCGTGTCCTGGTCCAACGAACACCAATATTTCCCCTCCTGCGGAAAAGCATTCCCCCCGCCGGTGTCGGAAACGCTCTTGAGGCTGGCGTCGTTCTGCAGCTCCCACGGAGCGCTCTCCGATGTCTCCGTAATCGACACCAGAAACCCGGAAACAATCGTAACCTGCGGGTCCTCAAACCCTGGGTTTTGCAGCAGGTTGCCGTCAGTCTCGGACGGCGCCACCGGATGTTCAAACCCGCCGTTGGCGCAAAGGTTCGGCTGCGCTGTCGGCCCCCCGGTGATGTGGATGCTGTTTACGATCTGCGTGCAGTCGATCGGCTGGTCAAACGCCGAGACTGTCCCGCCCACCACATAGTCGTATTTCCGGCTGGCCGCTCGGGGGCGCATGTAGATCCGGTTGACCGGGATCCGCCCGCTGCCCGCCGCTGTGTCCCAGCCCCAATACGCCATGTCGGGCGCCAGGGCGATCAGGCTGTCCATCGCCGCTGCCAGGCTGCTGCTTGACCAGTCCAGGATCTGACCTGGCTGCACATATGCCCCGGTCATCTGCAAATCCGAGAGAGCGCTCGCCTCGTTGGACTGCACGCAGTCGTTGTACAGGTCCGTGGCCACTGTCGCCAGGTCGGTTAGCTCCCCGTAGACGTATCGCCGGCCCACCAACCAGTCCACGCATGCAGCCCGGTGTCCATACAGCGCCAGTTCCACTGTCTCAGGGATGGCTATCTTCGACGCTGGCAGGCGCACGTCGCCCCTGTAGAGCAAATTCGCCCCCGGGCCATCCCAGATATCGACTCGCTCATTCCCGGCGAAAGCGTAATCTTCCCACTCCGCCGAAAGCGTCACGTGTCCCTCGCCGAATCCCCCGGTCGACACGATCTCCCAGTCAAGCCCCGTCACCTGGAAATCTGGCAGCCGCGCCCGCATCCACCCGCCCGATCCATCCGGCACGTAGAGACGCACGTCGAACTCCCGGCCACCAAGGACGGCGTTAACCATCAGTCTTTATTCCACACAGCAGCCAGCCCATCAGGTTCGCCCGGCCCGAAGAACGACGCGATAACTTCGCCGTCTGGAAGGGTGAGCCACCCCAGAACCCGCTCTCCGGCCTGGTCCACGCTTCTCAGCCGCGCGTCCACGATCTCCCCGTCCGGACGCCGATACCGCCAGATGTAGCCGACCAGCCCCCGCCGCAAATCCTCAGCCGTCACCGGGCCCGGCTCGATCTCCTTGCACCCCCCGGGGAAGTGCCAAACCTGCGCTCTGCTCTCGGTATCATCCATCCTCAGCCCCCTACAGCCACCGCCCCGCATACACCGCCCACACCCCGGTCGGCGCAAACCCTGTGTCGCTGATGGCAAACGAATTAGCCCCCGGCCGCAGCGACGGAAACTGCCCCTCAAATAACCCGAACCGGTCTGTTGCCGCGCTCATCACCGCCCCCGGGCCAGGAGTGCCGCTCGTTTCCGCCCGGCTAACTACTGTTTGCCCCAGCGCATCCACGATCAGATAGCCCGCTCCCGAGATTGGCCAGTCGCCGGCCAGGCTCACCACCTCATTTGTGGTCGAGTTGGTCCAGGTCCACGAAAACGCTGTCCCGAGCGTCTGATCTGCTCGCAGATACCACGCCGGCAGCGCAAACGCATTCCCGGTCGCCAGCACCCACGTGCCGGGCGTCCCGCCACTCATACACACCCACTCGGCGCCGGTCGCGTCCCAGCAGAAATCCCCGGTGGACCAGGTCCCGGTCGCCGGCGCTCCGCTCGTGGTATCCGCCACGTGGTGCGTCCCGTCGCCCGGGCACACGTAGTGATACGCCAATCCGGAGTGCAGATCAGCGGTCGTAATATTCGACGTCGAATACGCGTATGGGTCCGCAGCGGTGAGTTTGAGTTCCATCGTCCCGAACAGGCCGTAGTAAGTCTCCCAGTTCGTCGGCGCCGACTCGAGTTGCACGTTCCGCCAGTATCGGTCGCTATCCAAATAGAAATTCGCCGGCCCGCTCATCAAGGCGAATTTCAGGGCGTCGATCGCATTCCGCACGGTGCCGGCCGTCACGTTTGGGATCGCTCCTGACGTGAACCCCCCGGACAACGTCCAGGAACGGGGCTTGCGCTGCGCTCGCAGCCACGCCCCGCCCTGCCCCCGCGGGATCTGCGTCACCGGCACGATCAGCTCGTCGGTGTCCATCGTGCAGCTCCAGCCGGTCGGAAATGTATAGCTCCCGAAAACCATCACCGTCCTCGCTTGGCGTGCGCCTTGGCTCGCTTCTTACCCCGCCGGGCCTTCTGCTCGGATGGAGAGGGCTTCGCCTGCGATTTGTGCTTAGACCGTCCTCCGGCTGCCACTGCCGCCGCCCTCGGTTCGAGCGCCAGTCCGGCCGCCAGAAGCCCGAGCATTGCCAATTGCCCCTGTTTCATCGCTCTCACTCCTCACTTCTCTCCACTCACTCCTACCCCGTCCTCATTCTAAGCTGCGCGTTAACCGACTTCGCCACCATGTTGCCGAGGTGCTCAATCGACCGGGCGTCCGGGAAGAAGGCGCCCTGAGCGTTAACGTGCACCGTCACGCTCTGCGACGGTCGCTCGATGATCGGAGCGCTGGGGCCGTGGCTGCCGCCGCCCCCGAACAGTCCGGACAGCAGGTCCAGCCCCATCGATGCCACTCCGCCCCATGGCCCGAGACCCTTGGTAAGTCCGCCCAGCAGCCCCCCGAGTGGCCCTTGCCCCCCGGCGCCACCCAGGATCTCCTGCATGATCCCGCCCAATATCCCGTCCTTGTGCGAGCCGGACATGATCTCCTGGAGCGCCGGTTTCAGTATCCCGGTCGATGATGCGCCCCCGGCGCCTGTCCCACCGAATATTTTCAGGAGAGCACCCTGCCAGCCGCCCTGGCCGTTCGGCGCCGTCGCCTGCGGAGACAGATCCCCCATCGAGTCCATCATGGCCGCGACTGGGTCCGTTCGGCCCTTCCGGTTTGCCTCGTATGGGGCCATTTGGCCCTGTGGCTGATACCGCCCGCCCATCCAGCCCATGCCCGACGCCGTGATCGCTGCAACGGACGCCAGCGCCGCCGCGACGGGCCCCTTCGATTCCGGGATTTTCCGGTCCGTCATCCAGCTCATGTCCGGGGCCCCAGCGCTCGCATACCGGCCCGTCGCCATCCACGCCATGCCCCGGTCGGCCGACAGCGTCACCGTCATCTTGGCAAACGTCGCCGCCAGCGCATCCGCATCCTCTTTGAGCCTCTTCTGCGCCTCTTCTCGCTCATGCTCGACCCGGACAATCTCATCCAGCGTGCTCTGATAGTCCGCCTCGTGGCCCGCGCCCGCATTCTTCTGCCGGCCGGCCGTCTCGTAGAGCTTGGCGAGCTGCGTGCTCAGTCCATCGATCTTGACCGCCTCAGCGCTGAGCACTCCCTGGCTCGGCGTCCCGCCCGACACCCCGAATTGCCGCCGGGCCTCATGGTTCCGGGCGTTCGGCACCGGCTTGCTCCAGTCATACTGCAGTCCAGCCCACACCCCGGACAGGATCGGCGGCATGGCAGCCGCTATCTGAGCGTTCATATCGCGCACGGCCGCCATCAGAGCCGGTGTCCCCGCCCGGATCCCCGCCGCCAGCGTCGTCGGAATCGCCATTCCGGACGCAGTCAGCCGCGACAGAGGCCCGGTCTTGGCATCAGAGTGCGGGAGGTATTTGTCGATGTCCGAGACCATGCCCTTGACGGCGTTGACCGGAGCCATCGCTGCCGACTTGACCCCATCAGCGAAGCTCTTCATCATGCCCCGGCCGGCAGCCATCAGCCGCGAGCCGTAGCCGGTCACGTAATCCACCAACGCCTGCAGCGCGTCCGCGAAAGCTGTCTTGATGTCTTCCCACACCGCCTTACAGCCATTGAGCCAGGTCTGTCCGGCCCGGTCCCAATGCCCTGTCAGCAAATCGAGCGCCACCCCGAACAGCGTCTTGATACTATCCCAGGCCACCTGCAAAACCATCTTGATCCCGTCCCACACGATGCGGCACGTGGTTTTGATCGTCTCCCAGACGTTCGAAACTGCTGGCCCGAGGATGGCCCCCGCTACCCGGAAAATAGTCGTTATGCTGGCCCATGCAACCTGAAGCACACCCTTGATGGCATCCCAGGAGAGGCGCGTCCACAGCTTGATCGCGTCCCACACATCCAGGACGATCTCCTTGATCTGTCGCCACTCATCCTCATGCCCCTTGATGAGCGCAGCCCCGGCCGCAAACCACTCTTTCGTAATCCACGCCCACGCCGCCGGAATGGCCCCCTTGATCCAGTCGAGTGTTGCCGCGGTATGCTCCCGTATGTGTCCGAAGTCTGTTTTCCACGCCAGCGCAAACCCTGCGACCAACGCCACCCCGGCCGCAATCGCGAGCGTTACCGGCCCGCCCAGCGCAGCCACGATCAGCCCCAGAGCCTCACCGGCCGTCGCCGCCCCACCGGCCCAAGCGCTGAAGGCGAACACTATTTCTCCAATCGTCGATGTTACCGCTGCTACGACAGGCCCCAGCTTCGACACCCACGCGACCACTGTCATCACCGGCCCGACGAGCTTGAGGAATGCGCCTGCTCCCAACAGCACGCCCCCGGCGATGGCCAGCACGTCCACGATGGTTTTCTTCGTCCCGGGCGAGAGGTTGTTAAACGCTGCCAGAAGCTCGGTGACCCGCGCTATGATCGGCGTAATGGCTGGTAGGAGCTGCGTCCCCAGGCTGATCGCCAGGGCGTCGAAGGATGCCTTGAGCTTCTCCAATTTCTCCGCGGGCGTCTTTTCGGCCGCAGCGACCGACGCATCGAGCGACCCCGTGCCCTTATTGATCGCATCGAGCCGGCTCTTCACCCCGTCGAGATGTTGCAAGAGGAGCTGCGCAGCGCCGCCCGATCTCCCGCCCCCGAATATGGAGAGTACCACGCTGGCTTGCTGCGTCGCGCTCAGATGAGCGGCGTCAAGGTGCGTCTTGAGCGCCTGTAGCGCCCCCACCAGGCCTTCCGGGCTGCGCATCTTCTCAGCCAGGTCCATTGCGCCCAGGCCGATGCTGCTCAGCGCTGCTTTGGCCCCCTTACTTGGTTTCTCCAGCAAGGCAAACGTCATCCCAAGCCGGCTCGCCCCTTCCTGGCCGCCCATGCTCTGAGAGCTCAATGTCGCCAACGCCGCCGCCATCTGGTTAAACGTCAACCCGGCCGCCTGGCCCTTCGCCAGTAGCCCGGTCGAGATCGCAGCATTCAGGTCCGTCATGCGCAAGTTTGCGACGCCCACCGCAGCATTCATCGCTCCCGCGGCCTGGCCGGCGTTTTTGAACTCCGAGAACCCTGCCGCCAGCACTCCAGCCAGGGCGTTCGTTGTGCCTTCCAGGTCGGAAAGCCCGACCTTGCTGAGTTTCGCAGCCGCGGCCAGGGCCTCAAGTTGTTTGTTGGCTGGAACGCCCACCGAGACGAGGTGATAGAGACCGTCCGCCAGCCCGGTGGGCGACGCACCCAATTCCCCGGCCATCTTGAGCACAGATTGTGAAAGCTGATCTGTCCGCTCCTGCGTCACTCCCGCCTGCGTCGTGAGCAACTCCATCCGCTGGTTGAACTTGACGGCCTGGTTGACCGCCATCCCCAGCCCGGCCGCAATCGCCCCGCCAGCCACCATCATCCCGGTGCCCATGCCCGAGAGATGACCGGAGACAGCCTTCGCCTTCGCCTCTGCCTCCCCGGCAAACGTGTTCAGCCCGACCGTGGCCTTCTCCAACCCGGTGAAAAACTGCCCGGTCTGGAGCGTTAGGTATGCAGCGATTGTCCCGAGGGAAACTTCACCCGCCATCCGTGGCCGTCCCTATCTGTCCTCACACCAAAGCGCCCACGTGGACGCCCCCCGTTAGCATTTATGCCGGGCTGACGTACTGCACGCGGGCGCTTTTCTTTGGCTCAAACAACGTCGCAGGCGCCCCCGGCAGCTTACTCACATACCGAAGCCGGGCCTGCAATTTGTGTTCCGGGATGTCTAACCAGTCTTCGCCGAATCGTTCTCGGATGATGCACTCAATCGATGTGCAGTCATCCTCGCCGAGTTTGGGTCGGCGGTCCGGTCCATCGGCGAAAGCTCGGGGAACGCCATCTTTATCAGCGGCGTAACGTCCGCAACGTCTATCCGATCGTCCATCTCATCCCGCGTCATCTGCCGCACGCCGCCAGGGCTGTGCGGGTCTGGCAAGACCAGGTAGGGCTGCACAGAGTCCAGCAGGGCATCTTCCCCGTCGCCCTCGGGCGGATGCTCCATCAGCAGCTCCGCGTTCTTTCGCAGGTTCAGGCGCTGCCTGCGGGTGCCAATCCGGACGCCCACCAGGAAGCCGCGCGGCTTACACCACTCCACCCCACAGGCCTGGTCAAACGTCAGCGCCGGCTCATCCGGCAACTTGATGTCGCTGAAGTCGGTCGACAGCCCATCTCGGGCCTCAAACTGTGGCTTGTTCCCCGGCCGGCCCCCGTCCGGACGCTCAGCCGTGATCCCCGTCTTTCTCATGTCTGTGTTCTCCTGGACTAAGCCGGCAGGCGGAAGGTCCAGGTCTCCCACCCACCGGCGGCTTCTGCCCGGGCTCCCGGGCCATCTGTCACCCGCGCAGCCCTTACGGCGCTACGGCGGTCACCTCGCTCGAGTACGCGCTGTAGCCCGAACCGGTCTCAGCGACCACCACGTAGTAGTAATGCACCCCCGTCGTGCCCTTGTTGACGAATTCCAGGCTCGCGGTCGCTCCCACCCACACGTAGCCCGCTCCGGAGGAGAGGCTGCGATACACCGAGTAGATATTCGCGCTCGCTACCGTGGCCCAAGCCAGGTCGATCAGACCGGATGCTCCCGCGCCCGCCGTGGCCGTCACACTGCCCGGCGCCGCTGGCGTCGACGGACTGTCGCTGGTCTGGTCTCCGACGAGCGAGATGTCGAGCAGCGCCCCGCCGTTCGCCGGATCCCCGTAGCATTTGAAACTCGGATCCTGCACAACAAAGTCTTCGGGCTTGAGGCTCAGCGACCACTGCTCACTGACGCACTTGTAGATCGTCCCGATGATCTCCGACGCCGCATCGTTTCGGCTGTGCACCTGGATGGCGAACGCGGTCGGCCGGATGTTGACGGACGTGATGGACAGAGTCGTCCGCCCGGTCCCGCTGTCGTAGTTCTGGCTGCCGCCGACCAGGATCTGCAGCGCCCGCCCCCGGATCTGAGCGACCTTGGCTTTGACCGAAACCTCAGACGCCACGCTCCCCACGGCGGCAGCGGTCCGGTAGAGCGGGTCGCGCAGCTCCTTGAGCGTGTGCTTCGTGTCGAGCGTGAAATCTTGCAACGCCCCGAACGGGACATCGTAGACACTCGAACCCGGCGCCTTCCCCCACATCGTCCCGAGCGCCAGCACTACATCGGAGCTCTCGCTGTTCAACAGATTCGGATCCATCTAACTGTCCCTTCCTTGGGATTCCGGTCTCCCGGCGCTCCGTCCCTGGAGCAAAACTTGTGCTGGGAGCGCCAATCTCCTGATTGGCTTCCCCCCTAAACGGCCTCAGACCGACCTCACCCAGGCCCTGTATCGCCACAGCCCGAAAAACTCCCTTAGATCCTTGTCGTACTCTCCGCTGCAGCCGCCCGCCATCCGTCGCATGTACCGCATGGCGTTATGAGTCGGGTCCGGCAGCGGCAAAACGACCTTGTTTAGGCTCACGTCAAGCTGATACCGGATCGCCGACAGCACCCCGCTTCCCCTCTTTGCCGTCCACGCCTCGAAATCGTAATACTCGCTCTCTTCGTTCCAGGTCGGAGCAAACAGCGAGTCCGGGTCCAGCACGCACTCCCTAAACGTCACCACGTCGCCGGCCGCCCCCAGCGGCGGCAACTCACTCCGTTTTGCGTAGAAGATCGCCGGCTGTCCGCCCGTCTGCGTCCCCAGCAGCGCACACAACGCCGTGTTCGCCCGCAGCGCTGTCAGTATCGCCTGATTCACCGCCTGGCTCATCCGCCCCCGCCAATCTCCGTCGTGTTGCCCGCCATTGTGCTGCTCATCGCCTCGGTCGGCGCATCTCGTTTCCCCACCGCCATGCTCGCCGTCATTGCCGCTGCCGTCATGCACCCCCGCTTAACCAGGATCTCAAGGATCTGCGGCTTGCACGCCAGGATCGCCGGCCAGAGCCAGGCCCATTTCCCATCCCGGGCGAGCTCGAGGAAAACATCGTAGTCCATCCCCGCGTGCAGGCTAACCACAACCTCATCGATGTCGGCCTTGACGATCCCGGCCTCCGTCGAGTTCTGCGTGTTCTGAGTGCGCGGCTGCCACTCGTGGTTTGCTTTGGCGTAGGTTTTCAGCAGCGACGCGATCTCCCGCATCGCCACAATCATCGCCCGCCTTTCCCCCGCGTACAGCGCCGCTATGTTTTTCTGGACCCCGCTGAGTCCGGTCACCCAACCCATGTATTCGGCCCCGAATACCCCTACACGCCGTAGACCGAGGCGAACTCGGACTCGATTGCCGTCCGGTCTCCGTCTGACAGGGCATGGTCGAAGTGGAGCAGCCGGGCCATCTGGCCGGAAAACGCCTGCCCGTCCACCCGGCATCCGATGTAGCCACCCGTAACGCTGGCGTCGAAGGAAAATTCAGTCGCTGTATCGGTGTACTTGAGTACGCCGTTCAGGTAGAATTTCGTCGTATGACTGGCGCTGTCATACGTCACGGTCAGCAGCATTGGCGTGCCCGCCACAATGTCGCCGCTGTAGGGATACGTGGCGGTCGTAGTGTTCCATCGTCCTAACCGGCTCGCATATTGAGTAACGTAAACCAGATCGAAATACTGGCCGCCGTAGGGGGATGGCGTTTCCGGAGCGGCAAGAGAGTATGCCCGGTCATAGGTGGGTGAGGTCGGCCGGATCACGGCCATCCAGGTGGCAGAGGCATCGCCGAAAGCCGGGTTCGCTGCCCACATGTTTGAGCCGCTGCCGTCCGCAATCCCGTCGAACCCGAGGCTCGGAGCGCCATTGAAATTCGCGTCCGATGCGTTCCAGGCTACGTTGGTCGCCCTGAAGCTGCTCGCCGATGCGCTCTGATCGGTCACGGCGGAAACGCTGCCGCCGATCTCAGTCACGCCCGCCGCAGGGTTGATGTCCAGATCGGCGCCTGCCGGCAGCACATAGCCCGGCGTCGCATTGACCTCGCTCGAATTTGTCCCGTCCACGTCAACGTCAATAGCGCTGACCACGTAGTAGTATACCACGCCGTTGGTTCGCCCCGTGTCGATCGTTGGACTGCTGGCCACATTAGCGAAAATGATGCTGTAAGGCCCGCCCGAAACCAGCCGCCTCTTGACGTTGTATCCGGACGCTCCGCCCACGGCATCCCAGGCAATCACAACCTGGCCGTCCCCGGGCGTCGCCGATACGCCTGTCGGAGCGCTCAGCACTGGCTCGGGCGTCGCGCTCTGCGGTGCGCTGTAGGCCGTGATGGTCGATCCCACGTAGGCAGCGATCCGGTAGACGTATGCAGTGCCGTTGACCGGCGGCGATCCCGGATCGTTGGTGGAGTTGTCAGCCCAGGACACGGTCGACCCAGGTGCCACCGTCCCCACGGAGACAAACGTCGAAAACGGCGTCACGGCGCGCTGAATGCGGTAGCCATCCGCGCCCGCCACCGGATTGTATGAGCAGTAGACCACGGAATCGCCCGCTGAGGCAATCAGTCCAGTCACCACTCCGAGTGGGGTTGCCGATCTGGTGTCGCTCCATGCGCCCGTCTCGCTGATGTTTGTGGCACGGGCCTGGTAGTCGTAGCCGGTCCCGTTGGTCAGGCCCGAATCCACGTGGGCGCCGGCAGATCCTGTGTAGACGGTCGACCAGGCGCCCGGCCCGGCCGTTGTGCGTCGCTGCAGATCGTATGATGTCGCCCCAGCCACCGTCCCGATCGTCGCCGTCACCTGGCCACTCGCACCCGCCAGGCTCAGTGTCGGCACTCCCAGAGGTCCTACAGCGTAGAATTCGTCCGAGAACGCGCTTTCGAACGCACCTCGAACCCCAGTGACGACGTAGAAAACGTCTCCGCCCGCGGTCATATCGACAAACTCAGTGTCGGCCGTGCTGCCAACCCATGCGTAAGGGCCGCCGGTCACCAGAGACCGGTAAACCCGATACGAGTCCGCCCCGTCATCAGGCTCCCACGTCAGGGTCACCACGTCGCCATCCGCCACAGCCGCCCCATCGGTCGGCACTGCCGGACTTGCGGCATCGTCCGCTGTCTCGTCACCACCGAAGCTGAGATCGAGCAAGGCCCCGCCATTGTTTGGATCTCCGTAGGCTTTGAAACTCGTGTCCTGGATGACGAAATCTTCCGGCTTCATATTCAGGGACCACTGATCCGAGATGCACCGGTAGATCGTCCCGATCGCCACCGCTGTCTCGGGATCGGCTGAGCTGAAGACCTGGATGCAGAACGCGGTCGGCCGAACGTTGTTAGACGCCACCGCCATCGTGGACCGTCCGGATGGCCTGTCATAGCTCAGTTCGCCACCCAGGATCAGCAGCAGCGCCCGTGCCCTGATCTGGGCTGCCTTGGCTTTGACCGAAACCTCAGACGCCACGCTCCCCACGGCGGCAGCGGTCCGGTAGAGCGGGTCGCGCAGCTCCTTGAGCGTGTGCTTCGTGTCGAGCGTGAAATCTTGCAACGCCCCGAACGG